TAATTGAAAGATCGCCATAAGATGCAGGATATGCAAAATATATAAATTCGTTTGTAGCATTTATTCCAAATGTCTTATCACCTTTTCTTGAAACACTCTTTGTTAGACTCGTTTCAATACCAGTTCCACCGCTTAAATCGCTTGTATCTTCGCCATAGAAGAATGGATAAACCCATCGGATTGTTTTAGTTGAACTATCAGTATTTTGAGAATCTGCAGCCACAAGAGTCCATGTGTGCGATACCTCGGCGCCTGTGCTATTTGTTACACTAAATGCAGGCTCATCGTATGTTGTATCAGCACTTCCAAGCATCGATGAACTAAAATCAGACACCAGTGTAATCAAAGTTGGTGTAGTATTTGTACTCCAACTAAAATCTAAATCATATGTTGCGGCGTTACCAGCAAATTCGTACAATGTAGTAGACGGTGAAACCGTAAATGATGATATATCAATTGGAACATACTCTAGAGCATCTAATCTATCTTCAAGACTTTGCACGTTTGGTAGTGTTAAAGTAGATGTCTCAACACTTGTAATGTGTCCTTTTGCATTAGATGTAACTTCGGTTATAACATCAACTGTATCACCAAAAACACCAGATACCGCACCAGTCGTATCTGTACGAGTCGTGTCAGTATGAACGATAGTAACTATATCATTAGCTGTGGTAACATTTAATCCTGCTCCGCTATGAACAATATCAAATGAAGTATCTGTACCAAAACTAGGTTCAAGTGTAATTTTTGCTCCACCACCCACGCTGCTTGTATTGAATACTGCATTTGTAAGATCTGTTGTGTTTACTTTGGCGTTGAGCTCGTTATTTAGATCCGTTTGATTTGAAAGAGTACCAGAGATAGAACCCCAAACGCCTGGAGTAGTTTCAAGATAAGAGATTCTTGATTCATATGTCTTATCAGATAACTTTACAAGATTGTTTGAATCATCAAGCGCAAACAACTTCCCGTCTGCAACGTTGAGCGTTAACTCTCCAATACTTAAGTCAAGTGGATTTGGTTGAGCACCTGCTGTAGTGCTGTTTGTGACTATGATTTTTGCAAATGGCATATGAGTTATTTATAAGGAATATATTATAATTTAAATTAGAGGGCTATTTGAACTGATTGCAGGAGGGAATTCATTACTAGTTGCTATATACCGTTTCGTTGAACACCCAATTTGATGCAGATGTCCTTGCGTAAGCATACGCAAATAAAGATTTAAGGCAGGTGTATTCGTATATGTATACTACAATTCCTCCCTTACCAGCATCAGAAACATTGAATGTATTTTTAGCTATTAGGTGACCATTGGCTGTGCTTCCGTTCCCTGCAGTAATTAGTTTTGGATTATAAATAAAGTTACCCTGGAAGTTGTATTGAGCACGGTTGGTTACAGATCCAGATTGGACATTAGACATTGTTAAACCGTGTATCCTCGCAACACTTCCATAATTATATCCACGACAATTTATTGTAGTTCCGTCTGACAAATTTCTTTGAGCTGTTCTTTCTCCCGAAGTAGCAATCAGGTAAGAATATTTTCTACCTACGACTAAATTTGAGGTTGAAGGGACATAAGCATAATTTGATATTTTGTCACCAGGGCTACGAGTTCCTGTACTTTGAACTTGAAGAATAGATATGCTATCTAAGTCTAGGTGTAGAGATGAGTAGTTACTTGGTATTTTGCAAAACTGCAAGTTTGTGTGACTAACAGTATCAGTGCCTTGATAAACATATTGGAGGTCTGTACCCCCAGCATTTACTCGCTCAATTCTAATGTCGTTTACAAACAGCATTGTTAAATATTTATTGTTAGGGTGTTTCCACTCAATGTAAATAATCCGTCAACATAATCCTTAGTGGCAAAACCAGACGTCGCACTCCTAATCTGAGATGTAATAGAAGCTTGTGACACCGCAGGCGTTTTTAATTCAAGCAGGCCCGAGTTATTGAATTTAAAGTGATTTGTGTTTGCCTTTACATTTATCGATGTACTAAATAGGTCAAGCGTATTTGTATCTTGATTGCTTGCGTTTTTAACATTAATACCATTACCAGCCGTAATAGAAACCTGTTGAACATCGTCTGGAAGAACCTTAATGATGTATTGTGTAGTGACATAAGGTTGATAATTGGAAATACTGGTAGAGCCAGAGAAACTATGAGAGTGCGACTCTACTGCAGAAGTACCGCCTGCAGTAGATGTGTTTGCTCCGGTATTTTGCACTCCTATGGAGCCTGTTACGTCAGAGATATTACCATTAGGAAGACCAGTAGTGTTACCAAATCTACCTTGTACCCCAGTAGTCGAATTGTGTCCCTGCACATGATTATGACTAGGTAGTCCTGATTGTGCTGCAGTGAGCGTCACGGGATTTGTAGCCCCACTAATAGATACACTATTGTTACCAGAACCGCCAGTACCACCAACACTAAACGTGCCCCCTGCACCTAAAGGAACTCTGCCGCTGAAATCTGGAAGATATGTTTCACCATTAACATTTGGTTTAGTCCCTTGATATTTATTACCTAACAGCGCAACAAGGGCTGGATAAGCGCCATTCGATATTCTACTACCATCACAAAATTTCCATTTATTATCCGCAGGTAAAGAAGTACCAGCCCAAGGCATGATTGTACCGACAGGAACAATATCATTGAAAACCAATGTGCTTAGATTTACGCTGCCTGAACCACCCGCGACTGCTGCCCAAGATAAATTGCCTTGAGAGTCTGTTTGTAAATATCTACCTGCAGTATACGATGTAGGCCAAGTATAATCTTGGTTACGCAACCTCATCTTACCCGATTCTATAGTAAGTTTATTAGTGGAACCTGTGCCAATAATATTAACACTAGAACTACTAATGCCTCCTGATGTGGTTAAAGCTGCAGTGAATGTTTTAGAACCGGTAACACTTTGAGTTGTTCCAAGAGTGATATACTTGGCATCAGTTTCAGTCTTAGTATATGTTGTACTTTGATCTGCTTTACTATCCAAGCTAGATTGTAAGTTAATGATATCATTGATTGGATGTGTATGACTAAGTGGAGCAAGTCCTGTCAAATCGATGTTAGCAATATCTTCTTCAACCTGTGCCTCAAAAGCAATAAAATCAGAACCAAGTTGATTTGTTTTAATTCTCCACTGATCAAAAGTATCAGTTACTTCTACGTTTGTAAAATCTGCCATACTCTTATTTATCTATTTTCTTAGTTAATGTTTTAACTAAAGATGCTAATTCTGAAACTTGCGATTTCAGATCTTGTAGTTCGGTTTCCTTTTTTTTACGAAGATGTTTACGTCTCACGGCCTGCTTATAAGCATTACGATCACGGTTCAATATTGCTCCAGTAAACATATCTTTTTCAAGATTGGTATTCTCTTTTACTATCTTTTTTCGTGGCATATTAATCAAATGTTGCTATTGCTCTAAAGTCTTGTACTGTTGGTACGTTAATAATATCTGACGATGTTAATACGATCTTAACAGCAAAGGCTGTAAATTCTAAACCAAACCTTGGATCTGCAGGCCCAGGATCATCTGATGCTAAAGCTTCTGTATCGAAATCATATTCAACCTCGGAGTATCTTCCATCAGAATTAACGGGAATACTTTTAGTAGGTTTAATTTCTTCCCATGGAACATCATCATAATCAGAATCGTCTATCTTTAGCTTAATGAGAACTCGAATATTAGAATTAACACTTGGTCTGTTGCCTAAAAGATAAATATTTAATCTATCGGCAGGATCGTTAAGTGTCACTGTGCGTGTAATGTATTGAACATCTGCTGCGCTTGAATCATCGAGGTAAGAGAAGCCATCATCAATACGTCCATCATGATTAGATACACGCGTATCAGCAGTGACTCCTGGACTATTCAGTGGCTCATCACTAACAATTTGTGATACGCCTGCTTGGGCATCGCTATTAATAATATTACTTATTCCTAATAATGATAATCGAGAAAAATCAAGAAATGGTGCTATGTATTCAGACGTGGTTGATATAGTTGCGGTAAGTTCAATATCACCTGCATTGGCTATAGTAACAGGTATATCCAAATACTCTGTATTATTAGCATTGATCGAATATGAAGTGCCATTCGTAGCGAACTTAATTGACCAATCAATATTAGTCTTTGGAAGAGTAATATTAGATGAGAAAACATTAAAATTAGATATTGTGAAGTTTGATGCAGTCCCCAACCCATCAAATTCAACCGTTCTTGTAGAAGCTGTGTTATACTGTGTTCTATAGATCGTAAACTTGAAATCACGATTCTGATCTGGCGTCCAAGTCGATGCATTCTGCGATTTGAATGATACACCTGCATAAGGATTCTTATCAATTCTACCTTGACCTGTTACATCATCTCCACCAGTCTCTGCCATCCATAGGCGATAATCGGGTGAATTCGACATAACAACAACTGCGTATTCAACACCAGGTTGTAGGTAAACCGGAGCATCGAATTCAAACGATGTCGCGGTTGCCGCTGTATCAGATACATTAACTGTACTATGATCCTTAATGACCTTACTGAATGGTACAATATTCTGTGTTGGTATACCGTTTTCAACCGTAACTAAGTGCGCGGTGACAGGAACACTTGCGTGCTTCTTTTGGAAGTATAGATCAACTTTAGTGACAAAGGTACCAGTGGAAATTTCACCAATTACGAAAGACTGTGCAAGTGGATCATAATATGTAACATTTACATCTCTATCGGTATCGGTAAGAGTACGTTCTTGCGATAATCTTTGTTGATCAAATTCAGGAATTCTTGTAGAAAGAATAGTTGATTCTTTTGTTTCAATTAATCCAGTTGCAGTATATGTTGCAGATGAATGTGTTGTAGCCTCAGTGATAGAATTTTTAGGAGAATCCGTAAGAGTAACATTTCTCTCTCCAGTCTTAAATCTAATACTAGCATTATTTGGAATGAAACATTCAATATTGATATTACCAGCACTATCAGTAATCAATTCTTGCCGAGTAATATTACGATTATTCGCATCAAAAATCTCGGCCGCTGTTTCATTCAAGTGAATTTGTGCTGCTGCAGATTTAGAATCAAATGGAGTAGAAGCAGTTGCTATTTTGCTACAATAATCACTAATGTCAACACCATCAAAGAATACATACATCTTTGTGTCTGGCTTAAACAACGCACCTTGTATCTCAATTCTACGCGAACGAATAAAAGGCACAAAAGAAACATCTACAACTCTTTCTCCAAGATTTTCCTGTTGCTCTCTAAAACTCATGGTAGTTCTAATACCGTTTCGAGATTCTTCAGTTGTCGTAGTAGTTGTTGTGATATCGCCTCTAAGTGGTCTCCAACTATTCGAACCCGTTAATTCTTGCTTAGCAGCAAGGTTAGCTGCACGAGTTGCAGCACTGCCTTTATCGCTACGACCAATTTGAACGTTTTCTCTTTGAACATCAACACCAGCCCAATCGGTCTCCCATTCGTTCCATTTAGTACCAAGTGCGCCTGATTCATTAGCGAGGAATTGAATCGCATCTGATGCACCAGTTGAATTAACAATCACATCAGGTCTTATTCTCGTCTCTTTCCATTCATCCGTTGAAGGCTCAAGCTTAATAGTTCCAAGCCAATCCGCCACATCAAAAGGATTTACACTCTCCGAAATACTTGCGTAAGGTTGTGTGATTAATGGTACCTCTGTGTAATCAAGAGAAACTGCTTCTTGTGATCGATACGCGCTTTCTACGCCAAATGGCACATTAGTCGTATTATAGGAAGGACGTAGAACACCCAGAGAAGGATCAATTGCACATTTATAATCAGAATCAAACGGATTGCCAATATTATGACCAATAAAACTATCTACAAGAATACCATTCTTAAATCTCTCTTCTCCACCAGATGTAAAGATTTTCTTTTCGGTAGCCTCCTGTTCGAGCAATGAAAGAGAAGTATAGTATTCTAAATTCTTTACTCGCTTTTCAATTGTACCAATATCCCTCATTGTGTATCGACGATTGTCAATATGTTTTACAGTGATCTCGCTGGCATCAAAGGTGTAAGCAGGAACAAATAGTTCATAGAGAGCCATTGAATCGCCAGGCGTTGGAGGTATTACTGGATCAAGTGAAGGTGTTCCTTTCACGACATCAAAGTCACCAATGTTTGAAACAACCACCTTATCATATCTTGGAAGATAAACATTTAGGCTGTTGAGTTCTATAACTGTGTTAGGATCTACAGAACTTCTAGAATTATTACTGCCAACATAAGGCCTAAAGTCTAAAACATCAGCTAGGAATAAATTTTCGTACGTAGGAATCTCATTATACTCAACATTAACTCCTACTTCTTCGTCCGATCCATAACTATCAACAGAGAAGAACTCGTTTTGTGTTGTCCAATCAAAGTAACGATATACAATTGATAACGTATCTCCATTTAAATCAGTTGATCCAGTATAAGTGATCTTACCATTTTGGTAATAATTATCTCTTTGACCATTATCTAATATAAATTGGTCAGTGATATTTTCACTAGGATTATTAGCCGTATTTGTAATACTTACGATATCAAAGATATCGAAATTAGGTAAATCTATATAAGAACCACTCGTAAAAGCGCCACTCGGCGTATGGGTAATCGGGCTGCTAATAGTTTTTCGAGTCTTAGTGCCGTGAGTCGCGCCTGACTTTTGTACAGTTGCAACAATAGATGTTACATTTCCATCAAATGTAAGATTAACGGTGCCGGTGCCATGATCTGTAATATTAGTACAATTTCGATCATTGCCATTTGCGTCTATTCCTATATAATCAGAGAAACTATCAGATTCAAAAATCTCATTAGTGCCGGCAGAGATCTGCTGTGTATTACTTAATGTTTTTGTAAATGTTCTTTTATAATTTACGTGAGCCACTGTCACAGACTCAACGGTGTTATGTGGAAGAGGGAAAAGTAGATTATTATCATTCGATTCAAATAACTCGAATGATAATAAATTACCACCGCTATCGCTAAGTGGTTCAAATTTAAACGTAGTAGAAGAAATTGATTCGGCTTGGCCGAGGAATCCGGTTCCAATACTTACATCATATATATATAACCGATAGTTGTCATCACTTACTTTTTCTAAAGAACGAACTTTACAGGTACCACCTGTTACACCTGTACCTGTTATATTATATGTTACACTTTGATCACTAAAATCTGGTAGAGCATCTGTTCCTGTAGCATCTGCAATATTGCCAACAACGTAATTACCTAGAGTAAGTGTGGTAAAGGCCGGATTATTTCCTGAAGCTACATTTAATGTTTCTCGTGCTTTTTCTACTTTGATTTCTTTCTTATTCTGTAGATCAACTCTATATCCTTGAACATAAGCGACTGAGGGCTCAAGACCAACACTGTAATGTTTCTCACCATAAACTGCGGGTGTTTCACCGTCTAAATCAATTTTTCCAATTGCATCTAAATCTGTAATATTCGAAGTCGTGTATCTACCTCTATTGCCATCTTCGGTATTTAAGTATTCGCGAAGATCAAGCTTAAAAGGTTTCAAGCAATAGTCGCCACTTTCTTCAAATGTTCGATTAGCAAATTTTCGATCTAGTTGAGTGTATTCAGTGCGCGCCGGTTTGACCACAACGTTTAAATCTGTCTGAAATAGCGTTATATAAGATTGAACATTACCGACAAACGAAACACCAGTATTATTTGTAACTAGATCATCATCGTTGTCGCTCAAAAATGCAAGTTGAAAATCTATTTTATAACGGTCTGCACCTGGTGCAGTTTCATTCGGTGTTCCTGTAGCATTATCCAATAGTAGTGGATCAGTGATATATGTAACTATTGTGTCCGTTACAACGAAAGCAACTTTACCATTAAGCGAATACGATTCCGAAGGCTTAGCGATGTAAAGTTCTTCAGCATCATTATAGACAAATTCACCATTAATAAAATAAACACCTGCATCAGTTTTTGCAATGGCACCATAACCAGTTGCGGTAACTGTGGCAAAGTCTGTTCCAGTATTAACCAATTCAGTGCTAGGAGTTATCGGATCAACAATAGCATTATCTAATTGGATTACGTTGGTTGCAATGTATTCTTGAACATTCTCACTACTTACCTGAACAGACGAATCATAACGAATAAAGAAACGGTATTCGCTTTCACCTTCCAACGCTTCATAATGTAGCACTGATGCCTTTAGACCATTGTTAGTTTTGATCTTTAATAGTTGATCAAGATTATCTGAAATCGCATTGATAGGATTTGGGTTAGGCGCAGCATTTACATCAGCGTCAAAGACAACATCAATATACTTAACATTGGTGTCTAGATTCCCTTGGCCATTGAGGATAGGACCTTCTTTATAGACACTCTGACCGAACTTATCAATCTGCGACTGCAGCATAGACTGCATCTGATTCAATTCACGAACCTGAACAGATCTACCTGGTCTAAAAAGAATTCTTAAATAATTTTTTCCTTCGGCTCCAGTAAACTGAACGCTATTAGAATTAAAATCATCATTATATGGAGCGTCGTTGTATGTCTTAATTGCCATTAGAATTGGATGATTAGTTTAATGTCTTCTTGCTGATTGCTATTTCTTAAAATTGCTTTTCTATTTTCGAGGAAAAGCGCTTCACCCGAACCTTGATTGTATTCACCTTGACCTAAAGCAGATACTGCAAAGTTTTCTGTAGTTGTTCCACCAGGTGCCGTAAATGTAACATTACCAGTTTCGAAAGGTTTCTGATTGATATCGCCATTTGAATTTTGGTGATAATAAACACGCTTCAGCTCCGCATCTACATAATCCAAATAACCTTTTGCGTCATTCGAAGCATGTTCAATGATTGTTCCCGCGTCTGTAGGAATACCTGATATAGATGAAAGTTGTAAATACTGCAGTGCATCATAAATGTTTAGTGTATCATTTACAGGCGTATCATTATCAGTACGAGTTGGTCCTTTAATAAGACTCACTTGTCTAAATCCGATATTAACAGGAGCTTCTCCTCCTTCTTCGCCGGAGTATGAACCATAAAGACCTGCATAGAAAGTAGGTAAATCGTTTTTTGGAGAATATCCAAACCCATTAATTGGTGCAATTAGGGGCTGAATATCTGTTTCATGGCCATCAACGATTACAGATGCTTCACTATATCCTGTTGGCCACGAGTTCGTCGTAAATGTAATAGATAATATAACACCGTTTGTAATTGTTACGTTATACGGTGATTGGTCATTTGTTCCAACACGAATATCTACATCGGCTATCACTGAACCACTTGAATCTTTTCCAACAAGTCTAATATCTACATCGTTAGAGATAGCAGTACCGCCATCAATAATTTTAAATCCATACACCAATCCGCCTGTAGCATTTAGTGCGCCTGCAATATCAGTTGCATCAGTAATATCTGCTGGAATATCAATAAACTGATCAGTGTAAAATTTAGAATTAGTATCTACATCGCAGACATAGGCCCAGACATAGTCATCAGACAATATACTAGGGGATGTATATGTCGATGTTGTAATATTAGTAGTACTAGGATTATTACTATTATTGTTTAAACACACAAAAATCTTATCGTTATGTGTCATATAACAAGGATAATACGCTACATTTCCCACTGTTTCGTAATTGAAAACATTAGGATCATAAGGATCATATACCTTATAGACTCTTCCACTAGCCCATTCGTTTCGTGGAATAACAGAAAATGTTTCTTGTACCTTTAAAAGAGAAAATAGATTCTTTAATATATCCTTCTTCTCATTGATCGTATTAGTTGGAAGTGGAACTGAATAGGAAATATCGGTTTCTTCAACGTTATTGATTGTTGGCCAAGGTTCTGATTTTCCAATACCAATGAAATAGTCGTCGGTAGTAACATCTCCAATATCGTTAATGAATAACTCTCTTGAATTTTTTCTAAATTGATTTGTAATGATTGCTGACATAATGTTATTTATAAAGATTATTAGAGTTTATAATTGTATTTATACTGTCCTATTATTGTGTGTAGAGTAACCATGTTAGCAGACGCAGGGTCTGGTGTGCCGTCTGCACCAACAACAGCTTGTAGAGCTGTGTTTACTTCAGTTGCTGTGTTTGTAAGATTAAATGTACTCATGTTACTAGGCAAGTTTAACAATAGTTAGCTTTACGTTTCGGTATTCTATATATGTGTTAGGGTTTTCGTTTAGGTATATATCTACTGTCTGAGAAGAAGCGCTCGACACAACCGTTGCGAACCCTAGCCTACGATACACATTATTGCCCGTTTCATCTACTTTGTCAGAGGTTAAAGCCGTTCCATTGTGTCTAATTTCAACTTCATAATATTCATCACCCCTATTATCATCTTCTTCAAATTCACCAGTATACGACACTAAGTATACACCAGAACCCAAAGTTACTGTGCCAGAGCTTACAGAGCCAATATTGTCAGGGTCAGAAGTTTCAGTGATAGGTATTACAATGCTGCCATACGTGCTCCCTGAAGCTTTTTCGTAAATAGCGACTTTAAGAGTGTTCCCTGCAATAGCATCATTAACAGCGGCGCAAGTAGGAATGCTAGTGTCATTGTCCGTAGCGGCTATACCTGTGCTTTCAGTTGTTACAGTTTTGCTGCCTAAGTCGCCAATTTGGCTGTCTACATATTCTTTAGTTGTTAACTGTTTAGAATCCGTTATGTCGGCGATAGCTGTGTTAGGAGTTGTCACTTCGCCATTTTCGTCGATGCGCATACGTTCAGAATCAATATTGGAGCTGGTTTTAAACACCAATGTATCATTAGCGTAAAGCTCTAAAGTATCTTCCGTGCCTACCCTAGTGGCTTTTATGTGAGTGACTGGAAAACCATCACCTGTATCCTTTCCTACCTTTAGTTTCCCACTCGTATCCCATTGAGGCCCACCCATAGAAAGCTTAGTTGGACTAATTGCATTCGTTGCGATCTGTCCTTCTTGAATTGTTCTTAACTGCAGCATATTATTTGAAAATACGAATTGTGCAGTATTAATCTCTGTCTCGCCAATCTTACCATTCAATATGGTTTGTAAATTGCTAATATTAGCAATTGAATGACCGTGGCCAATTTGAGAATATCTATCATCATGAAGATGAGTGGTTAAAGAATATTCACTATGTGTATGAGTAGTATTTGCTTTCCCGCTTAAAGCATTATCAATGTATCCTTTATTGACAAGTGATGTTGTGATTGTTCCATTTGATGATAAAGTAGTTGGCTTAAGCAACTGAATACCATCTTCGTATAATTTAAGTACAGATGTTAATGCAGTAGGAGTTCCGGAGGTAACACTGCTTTTCAATTGAAAATCTAATAACTCTTGATTACTATCAACACTAGATGTAATTCTTGCAGAAGAACCACTTCGATCTGGTGTACCATTAGTATGGTTGAATGTAATACTAGCATCGCCATATCCATCGTTGATCGTAAGAGCTACTTGTCCATCATCATTCCCACCAGCAATAATATCATGACCAGCTGTCAACACACCGGCTGTTGTCCATGTTGGTGCACCAGTGCTTAGATTATCTTCCAGCGCAGATGCTAAGGAATTAATTGTAGTCTTCTTCGTATCGCCCGATTGTACAATCGCCAATACTTCTGTTCCAGCTGGAGTTGAGGCTGAGGTGAGTTGTGATATTTTAATTTCAGGCATAGTTATATTTATACGATTCTTTTATCTAAATTTATTATTTTATTAAGTAGTCCTGATCATCTTCAGTTTCTATATCTTCAAGAATTTCAGTGTTCAAGCGAAGATTCTCTATAAGTGATAGATCAATTAATGCTCTTAAATTATTAAAGATGTTTGGATTGTTAAAAACAGCTTCTTCAAATGTAGTATTCAAATAAGGCGTGATTGGATTTTGATCTAAAAATTTAATATTTTCTAGGTAATCTTCTCGTGCAAATGCATTCCGATCCTTTGTTGATCTATGAAGAAGGTGAAGAGTTGAAAGTACCATTCTTTGATACGTAGGATCATTTGGACCAAGATCAAATTCAAGCGCCTCAATAATCAATTCAAGGAATCTTAAGTCTCCTGTTAACCATCCAGGTTGAAACAGCGGCATGTGATAAGCATCGGCATCAGCATTTAATATCGAAGGTGGTGTCAATCCTTCCATCCATCTCAAATCCTTCAAAGGATTGTTAGTGCGGTAATTTCCTTTATATTGTGTTGTATCAAAGGTATTCTTATATTGTCTTAATACCTGATCAAATTCAACCTTTGGCCCGATCCAATTATTATCAACGTTAAGAATATATAAAACAGCGGCGAAGAATTTTAAGCCTGCGGGGTGAACCATTCTTATAAACTCGTTTTCCCACTGATTAGAAGATAATGCTACATTCACAACATACGAAAACTCTTGCCAGAAATCTCCATCGTGTAATCTATTCACATCAGAAGCAAAGCTTCGACGATCATTGTAACTTCCAACATTTTTAGTGCTATATACATGTTGCACTTGATTGCCTGAAGTAAATAAATCTGATCTTAAATCACCCCACATAACCTTTTGTTTATCCACAGCAAATCCAGAAGTGTATGTCGCTTTAATGCCAATTGTAGGCCCAAATCCAGATTCATCCAGTACTGGTTCATCAAATGTCCAGAAACTATTAACGGTATGACCCGTTAGAAGATTGAGTGTATATGCTTGATCATTCTTTTCAATCAGCGTAGAACCATTAATAAAACTTCTATCTTGATTATCGAATTCTATTTGATAAAAGTTATAGGCAACACTCAAATAATAATTATAAATCTGTAGTACTTCAGCTGGAGTTAATGAACTATTATAGTATTGAATATTCGACATCACACCTTTGAAAAAATATTTATTTCCAGTCCATCTACCAATATCGATAGGCGTTTGATCAGTAATATTTAAATGTACACTTGTATCACCTGAGATAATGGTTTCAAAATTTCCTCCATCAACAGAAACTTTAATATATCCTCCTTGCCTTGCCTTTTTACCCACTATCGCAACCGTGTAATATTTACCATTAGAAGGCACACTAACACTATTCGCAAATATAAACCCATAGTTAGGTACAGGCGTATTTACAAATGCGTTTAATGTAGAATAATCGTTGAACCATTCTATATCAGCAGTAAAGACATCTTCACTTGTATCTTCTGAATAGCATAAAACTACACCCTCATCTGCTCCTTGGCCGACACCTAATATATATTTCCTTGCGCCTTTAAATACCCATTTATTTCCATCGTAATAAATAACTGCACATGGCCAATTATTTGGAGTGCCAAAGCCAGAATTTTCATCGAATAAGTAAGTGTTCTGTACTGATGATGTTCCATTAGTATAAAATACATTTGTATCTACATAAAATGGCTTACTGTTATACAAACCAGTGTTACTAGCGTAAGCGGTGTTTTTATAATATGTACCACTTCGATCTCCATAAAAATCTGTCGTGGTTTTGAAACTTGAAATGTTTATATTATTACCAGACTCCTTAATCATAGGATTACCTATGTTTTGCCACCACCGACCAACTTTTCCATTTGATGCTTTTATGTATAATTCGTGTGCTTCAAACGGACTACCTTTTTCAGTTGCGCTAAATATATTTTGACTAGAATCGCCAGAAGTATCTTCTCTTCTTATCCTTGCAACAATCGTATGTTCATCTGTAATAGGAATATCAGTTCCTCTATTTCCTATACTAATATAATCGTTGCTACCATCAAATCTTATATCTTGTGTTTCAGATTGATATTCAAGACCATTTTCAAATGTACCGACCCAAGGATAATCA